GCAGATCCACGCCGAGGACTAGGCTGCTGCCGTGGAATGCCCCATCTGCCGCCGCCCCCGACTCGACAGCGACACGGTCGAGGAACTCACCATCACCGACATCCTCGAGGCGCTGGAAAACTGCCCGGAACCCAGCCAGCCCCGCCTCTGACGCGGCCTCCAGCGTGGCCAGGAGCGGCACCCCCGCCTCGTCGTCGCCGCCCGCCTGCCGGAACAGGGCCAGGACGTCATCGTCCCCCACGGAAGCCCCGGCAAGCCGCAGGGAAGCCGCCAGGGCCTCCGCCGCGCAGCAGGCGACCTGAGCCGCATCAGGCGCCAGCCCGCGCGCAACAGTCCCCTTATGCTTCCTCGCCGCCGCGTGATGCTTCGCGGACCTGTGATGCTTGCCAGCGTGCCCCGTGGCCGCCTTGCCGTGAGCGGACGCAGCCTTGACGTGCTTGTGTGGGGTAGCCACACTGCGCGCCTTCTGCGCTGCCGTTCGCTTCGACATGGCGTCCCGCTGACTCGCTTCCTGTCCTAGCCGCCAAGGCGGCCGAGATGCCTGATCTATTCGGTTGTCGCGCTGGTCAGGTCACATGCCGCTCATCGTGGCCGCGTCCCAGTCCTGCGGGTAACGGAAACCGTCGAAACGGCAGAACAGCTCGGTGCCGTCCTCGTTCGGCGGCGCGATCCGCATCGGCTCGCCGTCATTCGGGCACGCCATCGGCGGCTGCGAGAACCAGAACTCCCGTTCCTGCTTCGCGTACTCGATGATCGAGTGCAGCTGCCACCAGCCGCCCGGGCCGGACGGCATAACTCGTCGTCGCCCGTCTTCTTGCCTGCCAGCGAGGGGGCCGGCTTCACCTTCACCGGCTCAGGCTCCGGCTCAGGCTCCGGCTCAGGCTCCGGCTCCGGGTCAGGCTCCGGGGGAGCGGCCTCGGGTTCCGCGGCGGCCTCCGGCGGCGGCATGTAACCCACCTCACCCGGGCCCGCATCCTTATTACTCGCGCCCAGCATGTTGCTCTTAGCCACGCCGTCCTCCTCAACCCTGGTATCCCTGCACTCCGGGCAGCACGGGGCACCGGCCGCATACCGGCACCCGCACCCCGCGCACACCCGCACCGCCACGTCAGGCCGCCTGTACCTTCCGGGGACGGCCACGCCGCCGCGCAGGCGGCTGCTCCGGCCCGGAAACCGCGGGAACAGGCGCGGCGAACAGGGGCGACAGTTCGCCGCAGCCCGCGCGGGGGCACCGCAGCAGCCCCGCCGCGTTCCGCGCACCGCACCCGCACACCCAGTTCGCCACCGCGCTACGCCGAGACCAGCGTCGCGCCGTCAGTCAGCGGCACCCACGTAACCACCCAGGTGATCACGCCGTCCGTGCCCGCGGACACGCTCTGGATTTTCCCGGTGGAAATCACCGAAGGCGGCAAGCTCAGGAAGCTCGCCGAGACATTCGCCGACCCGGACGGCGAGCACAGCTTCGGGGGCGCCGTCGTCGAATCCGCCCCGAACCCCAGGATGCCGCCCGCCACCGTGTCGGTCGTGCCGATATCCGTCGCCACGCACAGCTGCGTCGCGTCGCCGGCCGTCGGCGTCACCTTCAGGTAATACGAGTTCGCCACCGTAATCGACGTGGTGACCAGCCCGTACATGCTGGTCAGCAGCACCTCGCCGCCAGCGATGATGAACAGGTCGACCGTGGACGCGGCCAGCGTCCCTGTACTCTTCGCCACCCGCGTGCCCAGCAGCAGCTTCCGCAGCTGCGTACCCTGAATGAAAGCCATAACCGCATCCCCCGATCAGGCCAGCAGGGCCGCGAGGTTCGCCGGCTTGCGCCCCACCTCGAGATCGCTGTGGATGTAAAGGATGGAGCCGAGCCGCGAACCACCCGAACCCGGGTCGGCGACGTCGAAGCTGATGTAGCTGTAACCGTCGCTCAGCTGATCCGCGTACACGTTGAACGCCAGGATGTGCTGCAGCGGCCCGTACGTCGCGCCGGTCAGGGTGATCGTCGAACCCGCAGCCTGCGTCACCTCGGTCCACACCTCAGTGTTCGCCATCGTGCTCGAGGCGGCCTGCTTCACCCAGTACTTCGTGATCACGGCCAGCGCGCTGCTGGTGCCGCCGGAGGCCGCGTTCGCCTGGTTCAGCGTGTACACCTCAGAGTCCGTGCCGCCACCCGCGATCGCCACGCTCGCGACCACCGTGATCGTGCGGCAGTTCTTGAACGAGGTCCGCTTGCCCGTCGCGCCCGCCGTGTTCCAGTCCACCACCGCCGAGCAGAAACCGATATCGAATACCCTGCCAAGACCTTGCATCTAACTCATCTCCAGTGACTGTGCTCGGCCCGGGGCGTCAATGCCGGGTTGCTGACCCCGGCCGGGGGGTTGATTGCCCGGCCGGGGAACCATCTGCCTACCGCGTCGCGATCTGGACGAACGGGCTGAGCGTGTTAGCACTGTTCGAATGCGGCGTGATGGCCGACTGCAGCCAGGGCCGCCCGTCCAGCCTCTCGATCACCCGGAACGCCGTCTTGTCGTTCTGGAACTGGTAATGCTCACTCGACATCGCCTGCATGATCTGCCGGTCGCCGATCAGGTAGTAATTCAGGTCCGCGAAGATAATGTCCCCGGTGGTCCCGAGAGTCGGCACCTTCTCGGTGAAATACACCGGCCTTCCGAGAATGCTGACCGGCGGGGTGCTGGTGCCCGGGTTGGTGTAGTTGCCCAGCCACACCGCCGACCCGCCCGTGCCCACGCTCAGCGCCATCGTGGCGAGCTGCGGGAACGTGTCGATGTTCGCGATCCACACCGCGTTCCCCAGCGACGTGGGCAGCATCCGGGAGTAGGCGTTGAGCAGGTTCTCCCAGACGATCGTCTTGGTCGCCTGGCCCGACTCGGCCGACACCGACACCGACGCGGGACACGAGATCAGGCCGAGAGGCTCCCCTGTGCCCGACCCGGCCAGGAACGCGACATCCTCATACCAGGCCAGGGCCCGCGGGAAGATGCTGTCGAAGAACGCGCCGAACGCGGTGGCGTCAGCCAGCAGCTCGTTCGGCACCGACGCGAACGCCGTCAGCTTCTTCGCGTCCAGGACGATCCTGCCGAACGACGCCTGCGACTCGGTGATCGACGCGGCCTCCTCAGTCCAGTAGGCCACGATCCCGCCGAACACGCTGGAGGCGTGCGAGGTGTCATCAATCATCGGGATCGGCACCCGCAGGGTCTCCATCGGGATGACCTGGGCACGCGACCGGACAATCGACGATTCCAGCGCGACCTGCAGGATCTCCGACCGCAGCGTCTCCGGGATCAGGAACCCGCCATCGGCGGGGACCTCGGAGCCGTAGCTGTTGCGGATCTCAGTCTGGACGTCCTGGTACCGGCTGATCTTCTCCGTCAGCTCCTTGCGGTTCTTCAGGACGGCCTGCATCCGCGGCCAGATCGCCTGGAAGAACTCAGCCGAGGAGTCGAAGATCTCGTCGATGCCGCGGCGGGCGCCGGGGGCGGCCTTGTTGTAGGCGGCGCCCTTGCCCATGGAGACGTTCTTGATGTCCTTGCCGTTGAGGCGGGGACCGCCGGCGGTCATGGTGACGGGAAGGCCCTTGCTGATGCCGTTGGCCTTCAGGAACTCGCCCATGCCGAGCTGAACCTGCTCGCGGAGCTGCTGGGCGAACGTCTCGTCCTTGTTGATGACGTTCCGGCTGTAGGCGGTGATGAATTCCTTAGCCGTGCCGGGGTCGGCGAACGCCTCCGCCAGCTTTACCTTGTCGGCGAGGATCTCCTGGAGCTCTTCGGGGCTCTGGGGGATCACCATCTTGGTCACTGCGCCTCCTCTAGAGCCGCTCGGAAGTTCACGAACATCTCATCGGTGAATTCCAGCCACGCGGTGTGGCTGATGACGGCCGGCGCGTCTTCCCGCGCCGGCGTGCTGGCCGCGCCGGGAAGCGCGGGGTCTATGTGGTTTTCCGCGGCCCCGGACTCTTTCAGCGAGCCGTCGCCGGCCCAGTTGTCCGGGATCCGCGACGACAGGCCGAGGGCCTGCGCGCGGGCGATGATGTGGCGGCGGATCGCGTCGTGGTCCGAACCGCCGCGGCCGACCGCGCGGATGGCGTTGTCGAGGTCTTCGGCGTCGGCGATGGGGTAGGACCCGTCCGGCATCGCGTGGCCGTCGGTGGCCATCCGCTTGCGGTCGTCGGCGTTGTACTTCTCGTTGCGGATCTGCCCGGCCCGGGCGGCGGCGTCCACGGGGACCTCGGCCGGGCCGTCCGATGCGGCGGCGGCGAGGGCGCCGGGCCGCCTGGCGAACAGCGACAGGTCCCATGACGCGGCCAGCCGGACCGCGGGGGCCGCGTCTTCCGGCTCGGTACCCTGGATGAAATCGGCCAGGCCCGCGTCAACGGCCTCCTGGCCGACGTACCAGGTCTCGGCCAGCATCGCCTCACGCCAGTACGCCGCGGGCTTCCCCGTCCGGTCGGCGTAGATCGACGCGATGTTGTCGCTGGTCCGGTCGAGCAGGTCGGCCAGCTCCCGCAGGTCCCGCGCGTTCCCGATGCCCATGCTGAACCCGTCGTGGATCATCATCGAGGCGTTCTTCGCGATGATCAGGTTGCCGGGGTCGGCGGCCATCGCGATGACCGACCCGATCGACGCGGCGAGACTGTCGACGATGATCCGGACGATGCCGTCGCGCTGCTTCAGCGTGTTGTAGATCGCGATGCCGTCGAACACCTCCCCGCCCGGCGTGGACAGGTGCAGTTCGATGTCGCCCCGGACGTCGGCCAGGTCGGCGGTGAAGTCTTTCGCGGTGACGCCGAAATACCCGACCTCGTCGAAGATGTGGACCTGGGCGGGTCCGTCCGCCTGGGCTTTGATGCGGTACCAGTCGTTGCGGCCCTGGCGCAGGTTCGCGATGGCGCGGGTGGTGCGGAACGGCTTGGTGTCCATCAGCGGCTCCCTGTCATGACGGGCGTGTGGCCGTTGGCGAGCATCTTGCGGAGCCGCGCGGCCATGTCAGCGGCGTCCTGCGCCCCGGCCGCCGCCGCGGTCTCGTCGTCGCCAGCGCCCGCGGGCGCGGCGGCCGGGGCGGCATCGGGTACCCAGCCGGGCGGCAGCGCGGGCGCCTGCGTCGCCTGGATCACCGCGGGCATATCCGGCAGGCCGACCACCTCGAGCACCGCCGCCGGATCGAACCCCGCCTGAACCAGCGTCAGCGCCGCCTGCGTCTTAGCCTGCAGCTCCGCGTTGTCCTGCTCCCGGTTCAACGGCATCGGGAACGAGTAGTCGAACTCGACATCCTCCCCGGCACTGCCGAACATCGGCAGGAACTGCGTGTTAATCACGTCGCGCCACCGGTCAAGCCGCGGCTTGACCTTCCACGACGCGAACACTTCCTCGCCGGTCTGGGCGTTCGCCCGGTTCACGTCATCGGTGACCCCGGTCATCACCTTGTGCATCCCGAGGGCCTCGCGGACGATGTCGCGGCCGACCATCCGCAGCGCCGCGAAATCCATGTCACGCATCGTGTGCGCGTTCGGCACCCACTTCTGCCCGCCCTCGAGCACCGCGACCCGGTGGGCGCGGGCGACGCCGCGGTGGCCCTCACGCCACCGGTCGGTCAGCTGCTTCCACTCGTTGTCATCAAGGTTCTCTTCCACCTCGATGACACCGCCCGGCTCAGCGGAATTCAGGAAGTAGTTCCGGTTCCACTCAGCCGCATACCGGGACGAATCGATATCGGTCATGACCGACCGGATCGGCCCCACCCCGCCATACACGTCCAGCGGATCCGGGTACCGGTTGAAAACGACCTCATCGACATTCAGCGGGATCTTCTCCCGCCCGTCCGGCGCGGTGTAAACCCACCCGGCCAGGTACTGGTCCGGGTCAGGGACAGGCGTCATCCGGTCCGGCCGCACCGGCCACAACCCAGTCGGGAAGCTGGCCCGCGGGTCACGCTGCACAACCCAGTACGACTTCCCGGCAAGCTCCATCCACGTCTGCGACAGCTCGAACAGGCCGAACCGCGACCAGATCACCCGCTCCATGCCGTTCACCATGATCGACGCGGGGGTCGTCAGGACGGTGAGGGCCTGGTGCCTGACGACCTCGGTCCTCTGGTCCGAACCCTGATCGGCGGTGGAATAGCGACGGCGGCCGTCCGGCGGCTGCTTGCGGTACAGGTGCCATTCCGGCGCTGCCGTGCTCGACGCCAGCAGGGACACGTTCGCGAACACGGTGCCCTGCGTGCCGTAGGCGCGCAGCAGGACCGTGTCATCGGCGGCGTCGGCCAGCTGCATCGTCACCGGGGAGAACTGCGCCGACCCGAGCGGCACCGGCGGACCCGCGGCGTTCCGCAGCGCCAGCGCCTTCCCGATCAGGCTGGCCACGTCAGCCGCGCACCGCGAAGTCAGCCGCCAGCAGCGACACCCCGGTCACGACCCAGCCGACACCAGGACCCCAGTGGAACGCCCCCAGATCAACCGAGGCGAGCGCGGCGACCGTCACGACATGCTCGCGGACAGCCGCCAGCACAGCAGCAGCACGGGCGCTCTTAGCGGGCCGGCGGGCCTTGACGTACGAGGCGGTCTTGCCGAACAGCGAACGACCACGCGGTGCCGTAACGGCAGCCACGTCAGCCACACACGCCCGCAGAGGTCACGCCGCCATCATAGAACCACGCGCAGGAAAAACTACGCTAGGCGGCACCCGCAACCGTAAAATTTCCTGCCCGTCGTCCACAATGGGGCCTGACACCGCAAAAACTTCCCGCCAGGAGGCGCGCCCGTGACCCTGCGAGACGCCAGCGAACTCCTCTGGC